GTGGCGCGGCCGATCCTGTCCTCCAACGATGGGAGCCCGAGAGGGTTCATGAGCACGATCACCGTCAAAGGGCGGTCCGTCACTGTCGAGAAGAGGGCACTTGGCAGACGGCCAGGCGCGGTTCCGGTCGATAGGCGCCAGGACCTCGCGTCCAGGCTCGACCAGATCGAGGGGCGCATAAAACGCCTGACGGTCTCGAGGCGCGATCCGGATCGGTTCTTTGAACAACGATCCGAGATCGCCGACGACGTCCGTAAGCTCGCCCTCGAGCTTCGTTTCTAGGGCTCATTCACCAGTTCGGCACGGCGCGTTCGCCCGCCCGATCGGACCAAGTATCAGCGTTCCGATCACGCGACGTCGCGGCCGCCATGGGAACCGCCGCTGTCCGCCTCAACGCGAACGCGTTGCCGCGGCCGACGCGCCGTGCCGTCGCCCTAGCGACATTCGGGCGCTATCGGCTTTCCGATTAGGTCCGCGGCAGCATCCAGCAGGTCGTAGAAGTTATTGGTTTCACGAAATACATACGGCGGTGTGCTGACGGAGTCGCTCCACCCACTTGTAAAAATGATAGTCCTCGGACCACACCTCTTGCCGACGTATTCGGCAATGAGTGGCCCAACGCCGGGATAGCTCTTTCCGCTACTCATCGCGGCTATCTGTGCCGGGTCTTTGTCTTCGCTGTAGTCGGAGATCACGACGCTGAACGGGCGTTCCTCAAAGCGCGCGATGCCGTCCGCGTAGGACCGGGAGACGTAAATATGGAAGCCCATGGTCTCAAGCAGGTCGACGACCTCGCGATTGTTCAGCGGATTGTCGTCAACCCAAAGTATGTTGACCTTTGGATTGCCGCCTGCTGCCTCATTGAAGCGTTTGGTGAGGTGGGCCACCTGGTCGCTGGTTAGTCGTTTGGTCGTGGGCGCTTCGGGGTCCAACCTGAGAGAGGACAGCTTCTGCTCTACGGCTTCGACAGAAAATGGACCAATTCCAACTTTTGTCACCCGCGTGATTAGTTGCCCAAGTCCCGCGTGATACACGAGCACGCCCACAAGAATGAGGGCTAGAAGCATCAAGTGGGGCGATGCTCTCGCCCATTCGCCCCAAGCGGACGACCTCTGGACTGCCATGGTAGGCGGTCTGTCTTGATCGTGATCTTCGGCCATTTCTGCCCCCCCGGGCTTTGAGAACGGCTTCTCTCAGCCTAAATCCGATCTCGCGAGGTCGGAAAGCACTCGATGTGGGCGGCGCGTAGCAAATTTGGATGAGATACAACGCAACTTTCGGCGAGTGTGAGTAAGCTCTTTCCGACGCCCGAACGGTGATCGAGAACGGGGTGGGGCCCAGATCGCCGTCGACCAACTCACACTTTCCAACGGACTTCGCGCCGCCGGCTAGGTCGCGCCAGGGCGTCTTGCCCGATCCGGCGCGTTGAACGTCGCCGCCGGCAGGCAAAAGGTCCCCTAATTCCTGCGGCGCTCGCCGACACCGCAAGACGACCGCTCTGCTCGGCGAGGCGGACGGTCGAACAATCTCATTCATCGGTGGAGCGCAGTGGCGCGGATCAGAACCGGGCTATTTTCGAAGGCCAGCCTGCCGCGCCACCTAGATAACGGCGGCGTCTACTTCGACCTAAGCGACTTTGAGCGGCTGACTGCCAAGCTCCAAGGCGCGGCCGACCAGCTGCCGTTTGCGCTGGCGAACGCGATGTCGCGGGCCGCGTTCGTTCTGCGCGACGTGATGACAGACGACGTGTGGCCGAGGCATGTCGAGACCCGGAACAAGCGCTTCCTAACTGCCGCGCTTAGGGTCGAGAAGGCCACCAAGCGCAAACTCTCCGTTGCCCTCTTCGACAGCATCGGGCGCAGCAATCTCCTGCTGCACGCTCGAGGCGGCACGAAGCAGTCGAAGAAGCGTCTGGCGATCCCGCCTAAAGGCACCGTGCGCCGCACGGCCAAGGGCGTCGTGAAGAGCCAGAAGCCCCGAGCCATCATTGACAACACGCCGTGGCGCGCACTGCGCGTCCTTCCGCATGGCATCTTCGTCGGGCGGGGCGGTCGTCTGCACTTGGTCTATGCGTTCAAGAAGCTGGCGCACCAGAAGGCCGACGTGCCGTTCGACCATGCCTGGAACACGATCTATCGATCCGAGGTCCGCAAGGCTTTCCCGAAGGCTCTCGAGCTTGCCATGGCGACCCGGGCCAAGGCCGGCCGCTACAGCAGAGAGCTGGCAAAGGGACGCCGCTTGGTGAAATGGGGCGGGCGCCACGGCAACTCAGGCCGCCTCGGCGGGGCGGCCGTTGAGACGAGCTGAGGCACCAGCGCCGCGATGACCGCGGCGAGGGCAGGGACCGACCGGCGATCGGTCGAGACGATCATGGAGACAGGTGACCGGATGCCGAAGAGCCAGAACTGCCGTGAGATGAGCGAGATCCGTGTGAACGAGCGGCGTATCGTCTGCAAGTTCGGCCGCGATGATGTGCGCCGTCTCGTCGCGGAAGCGGCGGCCGAGGCTGCCGGCGTCGATCTGGACGACTTCGGCGTGGACTTCGACGTGAAGTTCGAGGAGCGCATCGAGGGCACGCTGGCTTATCGCGGCGGATCCGCCGCCGAGGTCACGATCACCGTCGACCTGACCGCCGGCGTCGCGGACCCAGCCCCGAACCTGCCCGGCTGACCGGGCGGGCACCCCCCACCCCCCCACCCCCCCTTTGGGTCCTCCGAGGCCCCCCGGGGCCGGGGGGGTACGCGCGACCCCCGACCCTCTGCAGGCATGGGGTCGTGAAAACTGGGTAACAGGTAACAAGGTAACAGGCTGGCGCGATGGCGAAGGATGTCCTCGGCTTCGTCAGCCAGGCCGAGTACGGCCGACACCGCGGCGTTTCTCGCAAAACCGTAACCGATTGGAAACGCAAGGGAATGCTCGTCCTCGATGCGGACGGGCGAATTGACGTTGCGATGACCGATCTGGCGCTCGATGAGCGTCCGGCCACCTATCGCGGCGGTGTTACCTCAGGGCGCAAGGGTAACGATTTGGAGTTGCCCCGGGGGCAAGTACCCGAGCAGCGCGCTCTCCGCCGCCCTAAGGTACCGGTCCAGCGAGATCCGGTCCCGGAAGACCTCGCCGACGACGAGTTCGACGACGTGCCGGTCGACCTCTCCGAGTTTGGGATCGAGCTTGCCGGCGGCTGGTCGCTCGCCGAGGCCTCGAGGGTCAAGGAGATCTTCCTGGCGCTGAAGAGGCGGCAGGACTTCCTGTTGTCGGAGAAGAAGCTGGTGCCAATCGAGGACGTCGCCGTCCAGGTCGAGGCCCAATATTCGGTCGTTCGGGAACGACTGCTGAGCATCCCCGGCAAGCTCGCCGACCGTCTGGTCGGAATGGATCGAGCGGCGATCGACGCCGCTCTGAAGCGTGAAATCAAAGAGGCGTTGAGTGAGCTTTCAGGCGTTGCCGACGGAGCGATCTCCATCGGAACGGCTGGGGCTCAGGCTGGCGGAGGCGCGGCTGGCGCTGACGCCACCGCCGGATCTCAGCCTGGCGGAGTGGTCTGACGCCTATCGGTTCGTTTCGCCGAAGACGTCCGCCTCGCCAGGGCGCTGGCAGACGCGATCACAGCCGGTAGCGTTCGGACCGTTTGCCGCTATCACCGAGCCGGACACGGCGATCGTCACGGTAATGGCCGGCACGCAGGTCGTGAAGACCGAGCTCGACATCAACGTCGCGCTTTTTTTCATGACGGCAGATCCGTCGCCCATCCTGTTCGTCCAGCCGACGCAAGGCGCTGCAGAAGCGTTTTCGAAAGAGCGCGTCGAGCCGACGATCGAGGCGACCGCCGTTGTCCGCGACGCAGTCGCGCCGTTCGCCAGGCGCTGCACGATTACGCATAAGGAGTATCGCGGCGGCTCGATCGACTTTGTCGGATCGAACAGCCCGACTGATCTCGCTTCTCGGCCGAAGCGGATCATCATTCTCGACGAGATCGACAAATATCCACCGTCGGCCGGCAAGGAAGGTGACCCGGTCGCGCTCGCCGAGGAGCGCGCGTCGACCTACCGTGCGCTTGGCCTGTCGAAGTCGATCCGCACCTGCTCGCCGACCGATGAGGACACCAGTCGAATCGGCCGTGAATATAAGGCCAGCGACCAGCGGCGCTGCTTCGTGCCGTGCCCGTTCTGCGGCGGCCGATTTGAGCTCGCTTGGCGGCATGTCGTCTACGACAAGGATCCGGATGGGGCGCCACTACTGGCGACCGTCGGCATCGCATGCCCGTTCTGCCCGCGCGTCTGGAGCGAGGGTGATCGACAGCGGGCGCTCGATGCCCTTGCTGATATGCCGGACCATGGTTGGCGGCAGACGCGGCCGTTCACCTGCTGCGACGAGAAACAGGATCCGGAGGTCTGGAACGACCAAGGCCGCGCGCATTGCCGAAAGTGTGGGGTCGAGGCGCCCTATGCAGGCCATGCCGGCTTTCATATTCCGAAGCTTCTGTCGCGCCGGCACCGCTTGGCCGACATGGTCAAGGAATGGCACGGAGCGCAGGGCGATCCGGAGCTTCTGAAGAAGTTCGTCAACACTGCTCTTGCCGAACTCTGGCGGCCGGCAGGGCAAGAGACGCTGGACGGTTCGGGCTATATCACCCGCGCCGAGACCTATGGGCCGGAGGATCTGCCGAAGCCCGTGCAAGTGATCACCGGCTTCTGCGACGTCCAGGACGATCGGCTCGAGGTGCAGTTGATTGCCTGGGGGCCCGATGAAGAGAGCTGGCCCTTTCTCTACGAGGTCATCCACCGCGATCCGGCACAGCCGGCCGCTTGGCGGGAACTCGACGCCCTATTGAAGCGCAGCTTCAAGAGGGTTGACGGCAGGGTCATGCGGATAGCGGCATTCGGCATTGATGCCGGCGGCCATCACGGCGCTCAGGTATTCGCCTTCGCGCGAAACCGGAGGAAGCGCCGGATATTCGCCACGTATGGTCGCAATGGCAGCCGGCCGCTTTGGCCGAGCAATTTTCGCAAGACCAAAGCGGGCGAGCAGTTTTGGCCAATCGGCGTCGATACGGGCAAAGACGCGGTCTATGGCCGCTTGAAGATTCCACCGCCGGACGATCCGGAAGGCACCGGTGACGTTCGGCGACCTGGCTTCATTCACTTCCCGACCGAGGAAGGGTTCGGCCCGGACTATTTCGAGCAGCTGACCTCGGAGCGGCGCGAAGTTCGCCGGCGTAAGGGCCAGCCCGTGTCGACATGGGTGCTGCCGCCCAACAAACGCAATGAGGCGCTCGACACCTTTGTCGGTGCGCTGGCGGTCCGAAAGTCGTTGCCGCGCCGCATCGATGCCTCGCTGGAATTCAGCCTGGCCGCCGAGGCGGCCGACGGAGACGAAAGCGCTCCGTCCGCCTCGCCCCCCGCACCGGCCGCGTCGGTACGCCAGCCCGTCCGCCCGCCGCGCCAGCGCGGGGGCTTCCTGAACAGGAGATGACAGTGTCAAAGGATCAGGCCTCGCGGAGCGAGGGAGGAGTCCGTGCCGTGCTCGCACTTGCGGAGCTCGGCGACGGCGTTCTCTCCCGTCATCACACCGGCGTGTGGAGCTATCCCGGTGCACCACTCGATCCGCATGCAACCAATCTGGTCATGCCGATTGCGCACGTCTCAGAGGCCGAGGTCCGCGAGGCGCTCGCCGCCGGCGATGTCGTCGTGGTCAGCATGAACTCGATGAACGAGCCGCTTGCGGTCCGCGTGCTGTCGGCGGATCAGAAGCCGCCACGCATCCTGACCGGCGCAATGGCTGGTTCTCCGGAGGCCGGCACAGAGGTGCCCGAGAACTATCGGCCGACGCACGACGCAGGCTCGGTTCCCGTCTCGCCGGCGGCCGCGGCCCGTCTCGCTGAGCGGAGCCTCGCCGCAGCACTGACCCCACCGCAGCCCACCAAGCCGACCAAGGCGCCTCCGGGGCAGAAGCCGACGAAGTCGAAGGACAAGTCTGTCACCGCCAAGGCACCGGCAGCTGGCGCCGCGCCCGCGGCCTCAGGTGCAAGACCCGTCGACGCTGGTGCTGGCCAGCCCGAGGGCGACGCCGGCGCTGGAGCCCAGGCCCCGGCGCAGACCCCGGGCATCTGAACCAGATGGCAGAATCGAACGACCTGCAGCGTCGCCTCCTTGCGATCGAGGAGGCGATCGACAGCGGCGCGTTGCGCGTCAGCTATGACGGAAAGGCAGTCGATTATCGTAGCCTTGCCGAAATGCGGTCCGTGCGCGATGCGCTGCGCCGCCAGCTCGGCCTGACGGTTCCGACGCGACGCACCGTCGCTCGCTTCACGAGCGGCTTCTAGATGCAGCAGTCAAACTGGCTCGACCGGGCGATCGGCTTCGTCGCCCCGGAGCGCGCGCTGCGCCGTGTGCAGGCGCGGACCCAGATCGCCCGCGTTGCTCATGCCCGATCGCTTTACGAGGCGGCTTCGGCCGGGCGCAGGACGCAAGGATGGCGCACGGTCAGCACCGACGCCAATGCAGAGACCCGGGCGGCGAATGCCAAGTTGCGCGACGTCTCGCGCGACATGGTCCGCAACAACCCGTTCGCGGCGCGGGCAAAGGCCGTCATCGCGAACAACACCGTAGGCGCCGGCATCATCCCGGCCGTCCGCGCCGCGCGGCAGAAGCGCGCCGACCAAGTCAAGGAGCTGATCGACCAGCATCTGGACACAACCGACATCGATGCGGACGGCCGCCTCAATCTTTATGGTCTTCAATGGCTGGCGATGGCGACCATCGTCGAGGCCGGCGAGGTGCTGATCCGCAAGAGGATTCGCCGCTCCGAGGACGGCTATGCGCTGCCCTTGCAGATCCAAGTCTTGGAGCCGGACTTCCTCGACACGTCTGTAGAGGGGCAGTTGTCGAACGGAAACTTCGCCATCCAAGGCGTCGAGTTCGATCTGAGGGGCAAGCGCGTCGCGTATTACCTCTACGACCAGCACCCGGGAGCTACCGGGATCGGCGCTCGCGGCACCTATCGGGGCACGCGCGTATCGGCTGACTTCGTCCTGCATATCTGCAAGGTCGACCGCCCCGGGCAGGTTCGCGGCGTATCTTGGTTCGCGCCAGTCATCATGCGAATGCGCGACTTTGCCGACCTGACCGACACGCAGTTGATCCGTCAGAAGATCGCCGCCTGCTACGCTGCCTTCATCACCACCACAGGCGGCGACGACTTCATCGACGACGGCAGCGGTGAGATGTCGTCGAATGGCTACCCGGTTGAAGCCTTCGAGCCCGGGATGATCGAAAGGCTGAAAGAGGGCGAGTCCGTTTCGTTCGGCCAGCCGCCGTCGACGCAGGATTTCGGGCCTTATGCCAATGTCACGCTGCACGAGATCTCCAGCGGGCTCAGCATTCCCTACGAAGTGCTGACCGGCGTTCTGACCGACGTGAACTTTTCTTCCGGCCGCATGGGTTGGCTGGAATTCGCCAGGGCCATCGACACCTATCGTTGGCACATGCTGATCCCGCAGATGCTCGACCCGCTCGGCCGGTGGATCCGCGAAGCTGTGACCCTTGCGACAGGCTCTTCCGAGCCGTTCCGCTTTCTGTGGACGCCGCCCCGCCGCGAGATGATCGACCAGAATACTGAGATCGGCGCCGCAATCCGTTCGATCCGCGGCGGCCTGAATTCGCGTGGCGATGAGATTCGCAAGCTCGGCTATGACCCGGAAAAGGTCGATGCGGAGATTGCCGCGGACAACGAGCGCGCCGATCGGCTGAAGCTCGTCCTGGACAGCGATCCCCGCAAGGTCAGCGCTGCCGGCCTGACGCAGGCGCGGTCGGGCGAATTGGCTCTGCCAACGACCGATCTGCCCGACGCCAAGACCTGATTCATCAGAAGGAAGTGACGATGCCCAAGCCTGCTCGGCGCAAGCCAGGCGGACGGTCTGCTGACGTTCGCAATCTCATGGAAGGCACGCGCTCGCTCGTCCTCAACGGTGAGCTGATCCTCTACGGGATCGTGGATCCCTGGGATTATTCGGAGAGCCTGCGCGCCATCGATGTGATGGCTTCGCTGGTGGAGCTGGCCGACAAGGAAACCATCGTCTGTCGACTGAACTCGCCGGGCGGTTCCGTCATCGAGGGCCTCGCGATCTTCAACGCGCTGCGCGCTTCGGGCAAACCGGTCGAGATCCATATCGATGCGCTGGCAGCCTCGATCGCTTCGGTCATCGCCATGGCCGGCGACACGATCGTCATGGCCGACAATGCGTCGATCATGATCCACGATCCGTACACCGTCGCCTTCGGCGGGTCGGACGATCTGCGAGCGGCGGCTGACGAGGTCGACCGTCTGAAGTCGATCGTCGTCGGCATTTATGCCGACCGCACCGGTCTCGAGGCAACCGAGATCGAAACCCTCATGGCTGCCGAAACCTACCTTTCGGCCACCGAGGCGATCGAGAAGGGCTTCGCAGATTCTCTCGAGGCCACCTCCCGGGTCAGTGCATGCGCGCTGCTCGACAAGCAAGAGCTGGCGCGGCTTCTCGCGCCGATCGCCGCCAGGGCCGAGGCGGCCCCCGGCAAACCGGCGCCCGTCGCCCCTTCAATGAGGAAGCCTGACATGACCCCTGAGGAAATCGCCGCGGCGGAGCGCGCCCGCGTCACCAAGATCCACGCTGCGGTGCGCGCCGCCAAGCTCGAGCCCAGCTTCGCCGAGGAAATGGTTGAGGCGGGGCTGACCCTCGAGGCGGCGCAGGCCAAGATCACGGCCAAGGTCGCCGAGACCAATGACGTCTCCAATCTGACGAACGTCCGCAACGAAGCCACGCGCGCCGAGCGCCAGCGGGTCGCGGACATCACGGCCGCGTGCCGGGCTTCCAAGCTCGACGCGGAGTTCGCTGAGCAGCTGATCCGCGACGGCGTGACCATGGAACAGGCCAACGCCAGGATCGTCAACAAATACGCCGAACTGTCGGCGGCACAGGATCCGGGCACGCCTAACCGTACCCAGGTCGCAACCATCACGGCCGACGTCGTCGATCGCTGGGCCGAGGGCGCGACCGCCGGTCTGCTGGCGCGTCTCGGTATGAAGGGCGGTGAGAAGAACGAGTTCACGGGCCTCTCTCTGGCCGAACTCGCCCGCTCCTCGCTCGATGTCCGGAACATCAAGTCCGGCTCGATGGACCGCATGTCGATGGTGGGTCGTGCCTTCACGGTCCGCAACGCCGGGCCCGGCTACCATTCGACGTCGGATTTCGGCAACGTCCTGTCGACCGCCGCCTACCGTTCGGTCATGCTCGGCTATGAAGAGGTCGAGGAGACCTTTGACCAGTGGACCGGCAAGGGCCGCGCCTCTGACTTCCGCCCGATCAGCCGCGTCGACATGGGCCTCTTCCCATCGCTCGACAAGGTGATCGAGGGCGCCGAGTACACTTACGCCACGATCGGCGACACCGGCACGACCGTTCAGGTCGCGACCTATGGCAAGCTCTTCGCCATCACGCGCCAGGCGATCATCAACGATGATCTCGGCTTCTTCGATCGCGTGCCGCGCAAGATGGGCCGTGCCGCGAAGCGCACCATCGGTAACCTCGTCTATGCGGTTCTGAATTCGAACCCGACCATGCAGGACGGCACCGCGCTGTTCCATGCCAACCACGGCAATCTCGCGGCGGTCGCGGCCGCACCGAGCGTTGCCAGCATCGGCGCCGCCCGCGCCGCCATGGCCCGTCAGAAAGACGAGGCGGGAGTCGGCACGAGCGTCGGCGTGAAGCCGAAGTTCATGCTGCTGGCGCCGGAGATCTTCGACGCAGCGGCGACGATCCTCGCCGCTGAGAAGACGCCGGGTGACGCGGCCGGCACGCCGAACGCGGTGCGGAACGCCGCCACCCCGATCAGCGACAGCCGCCTTTCCGGCACCGCCTGGTATCTGGCCTCCGATGCCGGCCAGGTCGATCAGATCGAGGTCACCTATCTCGACGGCGTCGAGGAGCCCTTCCTCGACCAGAAGGATGGATGGAGCGTCGATGGCTCGGAATTCAAGGTCCGAATCGACGCTGGCGTGAAGGCGCTGCACTGGCGCGGCCTCTACAAGAACGCCGGCGCCTAAGGGTCGTCGTCGCCGTTCAGACGGGCGGCTGACGCCGCCCGTCACAGCCTTCCAACTCATCGCGAGGATCTACATCATGAAGAACTTCATCCAGGAGGGTGACGTCCTTACCCTGCCGGCTCCGACCGGCGGCGTGGTCTCCGGCCAGGCTTATCTCATCGGCGTGCTCTTCGGTGTCGCCATGGCCTCCGCCGCTGAGGGCGCCGACTTTCCGTTCAAGACGACCGGCGTTGTCGAGCTGCCGAAGACTTCGGCGCTCGCAATCGCCGTCGGCGATGCGTTGTATTGGGACAACACGAATCGCGTCCTGAACAAGACCGCCTCCGGCAACACGCTTGTCGGCGGCGCGGTCGCGGCTGCCGCCAATCCTTCGGCCACGGCCCGCATTCGCCTGAACGTCTGATCGTGATCGACTTCGATCGCCTCCTCCTGCGGCCGGCTATGGGCGCCTTCGCCCGGCCGGTCGCGTTCCTGCCGAAGGGCGGCAGCCCATTCTTGGGGCGAGGCGATTTCAGGAGGCCGACCGAGGACGTCCAGCTCTCGGAAGGCGAGATGACGACAGCGGCGCCGACATTGGGCGTGCGCGCTTCCGAACTGGACGCGATGCCGCGGCAGAACGATGGCGTCTATGTCGACATCGTCGCCGACCCGGCGGAGCCCCTCGGCTTCCGGGTCACGCCTCGTTCCCAGCGCTTCAAGATCGTCGACGTCCGTCCTGACGGGGAGGGCGATCTGAAACTCGTGCTCGCGCAGGTGAGCAGCCCATGACCGACTTCAATCGCGAGATCCGCGACGACACGATCGCGCGGCTCAAGGGTCTCTCGCGCTACGCTCCGACCGGCCGTCCCGGCTCGCCCGCTCAGATCCGCCGCACGCCGATCATGCCACCGCAGGTCGACGATCTCCCATGCCTGCTCGTCTATCTGACCGGCCAGCGGATGACGCCGCCCGGCGACGCCAATGCTGGCCAGCCGGACTTCGTCCACGAGGCGGTGCTGAACATCTCCGGCGTGCTCGCGGCGGATGACGAGGACGACCTCGACGACCGCACCAGCGCTGCCGCCGCAGAGATCCTCGAAACCCTGCTCGAGGATCCGGACTGGCTTAAGCAATTCGAGGCCATCACTGCCATCGAGCAGCGCGTCGGCTTCGATCAGCAGAATTATCTGGCGGCGATCGTCCTGACGTCGATCACGATCACCTATCGGACCAACTGGCCGCCACGCGTTCCGGACGACTTCGCGACCATCCACATGCGCACGCCGGATGGGCGAGGCGCCGACTATCCCGTGAACCCCGAGGCCTGATCATGAAGCTTATTCCTGCCGATCCGGCGGTGCCGCTCTACGGCCCCGCGGGCGAACTCGTCGACCCTGTCGAGGGCGTCACCGTTGATGATCTCGACGTCTTCTGGAACCGGCGCATCTGCGCTGGCGAGGCGGTTGTCGCCCCTGCCAAGACGGCTCGGCCGGCCAAGGCCGACTAGTCCGCTCCCCCATCCCTCCCGCCATCGCTTTCCGACAGGAGCGCGCCCATGCCCGTCTCTTTCAATACCATTCCGGCCGACTTCAACCTGCCGCTTTATTATGTCGAGGTCGACCCCTCGAAGGCTGGCCAGGTCGTGCTTGATCAGCCCGGCCTGATGGTCGGCCAGAAGCTTGCGGCTGGTTCCGCCGTCGCCGACGTGCCGATCGCCGTCGGCAGCCTGGCGCAGGCGCAGGCCTATTTCGGCATCGGCTCGATGCTGGAGCGCATGGTCGCGACCTTCTTCAAGAACAACCAGGCGCAGGAACTGTGGTGCCTGCCGCTGGCCGAGCCCGGCGCAGGCGTTGCCGCAACGGGACAGATCGCGATCACTGGCCCCGCGACGGCTGCCGGTACGCTCAGCGTCTATATCGCCGGGCAGCGCGTGCAGATCGCGGTTGCTGCCGCGGCCACTGCGACCGCCATCGGCGCGGCGCTGGCGACGGCGATCAATGCCATGACGACGCTGCCGGTCACCGCTGTCAGCACGACTGGCACGCTGGCGCTCACGGCGCGCTGGAAGGGCCTCACCGGCAATGATGTCCATATCGGCATGAACCTTGGCGGCGTCGCCGCTGGCGAGGCGACGCCGGCCGGCGTCGCCATCGCGATCACGGCGATGGCGGGCGGCACCGCCGCGCCGACGATGACCACGGGCATGGCCGGCCTCGGCGATGACCCCTATGAATATGTCGCTTTCCCGTTCACCGATTCGACGTCGCTCAACGCGATCGAGGCCGAGTTCGGGTTTGGCGATGCCGGCCGCTGGGGCTGGATGCGCCAGCTTTACGGCCATGTCTTCTCGGCGGCGCGCGGCACCTATTCCGCGCTGATCACGCTCGGCACCAGTCGCAATTCCGGTGTGACCAGCATTCTCGGCGTCGAGGTTGCGACGCCAACCCCCATCTGGGAGATTGCCGCGGCCTATGCCGCGCAGGCGGCGCGCGCGCTGCTCAACGATCCGGCCCGGCCGCTGCAGACGCTGCCGCTGCTCGGCGTCGCCGCTGCCGCCAAGGGCTCGCGCTTCGCGATGCTCGAGCGCAATACGCTGACCAAGTCCGGCATTGCCGTCACCGCCATCCTGCCGGACGGCACGGTGCAGATCAGCCGCGAGGCGACGACCTACCAGACCAACACGCTCGGCACGCCTGATACCGCCTACAATCTGGTGACGACGCTCGCCACGCTGGCGCGGCTGTTCAGGAACCAGAAGCAGGCGATCACCTCGAAATATGCCCGGCACAAGCTGGCCAACAACGGCACCAAGTTCGGCGCCGGCCAGGCGATCGTCACGCCGAACGTCATCCGCGCCGAGCTGGTCGCGCAATATGAGAACGACGAGTTCAACGGCCTCGTCGAGAACGCCGACGCCTTTGCCGCCAACCTCGTCGTCGAGCGCGACAGCCTCAATCCGAACCGGGTCAACGTCCTCTATCCGCCGGATCTGGTGAACCAGCTGCGCATGTTCGCCGTGCTGGCGCAGTTCCGGCTGCAATACACCGACGCCGCGGCCTAAGCGCTCGCCGTCTCTCCGACGGCCGTTGCCGTCTTCCTGACTTTTCACATCCGAACAGGAGGCCCCCATGCCCCAAAAGGCCCGTGGCGGCATCGCCTATATCAAGGCCGATGGCGTTCAGTACGATCTGCGCGGCAACTGCACCGTCTCGCCCGATGACACCGAGCGCGAAGGTATCGCCGGGCAGGACGGCGTGCACGGCTTCCTGGAGCGGCCGCGCGTGCCATTCATCTCGATCGACATCACGGATGGCGCCGGCGTCTCGCTGCAGCAGCTGCGCGCCATCAAGGACGCGACGGTCACGGCCGAGCTCGCCAACGGCAAGGTCTATGTCTTGCGCAACGCCTGGACGTCGGACGCGCACGAGATCAACACCGGCGATGCGCAGATCAGCGTGAAGTTCGAAGGCATGAGCTGCCGCGAGCTGGTCTAGGCGGCTCGACGATCGTCAACCACGACTTTCCCCAGACACCTCAGAGGCAGCTGCTGATGACCGAAACAACCAGCGCATCCGACGGCAAGATCCACGTGCCCCTTTCCAAGGCGATCCCCGCGCATGGCGAGGATATCAAGGAACTCGCTTTCCGCGAGCCGACCGGGGGTGACATAACCCGCTGTGGCAATCCGGTGAAGTTCAACCTCGCCTCAGCGGATCCGGAGCCCTCGTTCGACGAGGTCAAGATGACCGCAATGATGGCGGCTTTGGCCGGCGTGCCGCCGTCATCGATCGCGGTGCTCACATCTCGCGACTGGATGACCTGCGCGTGGATGCTCTCCGATTTTTTCGCTCCGGACCTGGCAACGCTCTCGAGACGTGCTGCTGGCTAGCCCGCTTTTACAACTGCGCGCCGACAGCGTTCTTCGACGAGACGCTGACATCGCTCGCGCGGCTCTCCGAACAGACCATCCTGCTGATCAAAGACGAGGCGGACCCCCATGACCGATGAACGCCTCCGCCTGATCGCAGAGATGCGCGACCGGCTGTCGCCGCAACTGCGTCGTCTGAAAACGGTCATGGAGTCGACGGGCAGGGTCGACGCATTCAAGAAGCTCGCGAAGGACATGACCGCGGCCGAGCGGGCGGGTTATCGGTTCGGCTTTATGATGGGCCGGACGATCCGCTATGGCGCGATCGCGGCCGCTGGCGGCGCGGTCGTCGCCGGCGCAGCCTTCGTCAAGTTCGGCAAGGATGCGGCCGACGCGCTCGACGAGAATGCCGCGCTGGCCAAGCAGATCGGCATCAGCGGCGACGCGCTCCGGACGCTGCAGGGCGTGGCGACAAGGTACAATGTCACGCAGGAGGGCCTCGCCAGTGGCCTGACGAAGTTCAATGTCAACTTCGGCCGCCTGAAGCAAAATCAGGGAGCGTTCTACACCTACCTGAGCAAGACCAACCCGGCGCTCGCCGCGCAGTTCAAGCAGGTCGGCTCGACCGGCGATGCCTTCCTGCTGCTCTCCGACGCGATCTCGAAAACCGCTGATCCAGCCAAGCGGGCCGCGCTGATCAAAGCGGCGGGGTTGCCGCAGGAATTCCTGCGTTTCTTCGCCGATGGGCCGGATGATCTTCGCCAGACGATCAAGGAAGTCATCAAGCTGCAAGGTTTGCTTGGTCCCGGCGCCTTCTCCGAGGCCGCTCGCTATGGCGATGCAATGGACAATATCGGCCTCGCTTGGAAGGGTTTGCGCGACGAACTCGCATCCGCCGCTCTGCCGGTGGTCAATCCTCTTCTCGAAGGCCTTGCCAACTTCGTGGCGGACAACCGTGACGACATTGTCAGCGGCTTCAAGGTGATCGCGACCGATGTCGGTGCCGGACTGCAGTCGGTCGGTGCCGCGTTCGCCAGCATCGACAAAAAGCAGTGGATGGACTTCTGGACCGACGTCAAAGGAACGGCTTCGGCGCTCGCGGCGCTGGCGAGCGGTATCAACTCGGTGGTCCAGAGTTTCGGCGGATGGAAAGTCGTCATCGGCAGCATTCTGGCCTTGAAGGCGGCCGGCTTTGCCAAAAATCTCATTGGTGGCGTCCTGCCGGATAGTGCCACCAGTGCTGCGGCTGGTGCTGCGGGCGGCGCCGCGGCGGGAGCGGTCAAGAATGGCCTGCCGGGGCTGGTGGCGTTGACGGTTGCGGGGCTAGAAAAGCTGGCGCCCCTCTTCCGCACTGGTGGACCTCTCGCGCTTGTGCTTGGGCTCGGCGCGGCGGGAGAGGCTTTCCATCCGACCACGCCGCAGAATTTCCCTTATCGCTGGAACACCGCGCCGGGCTTTGATGTCGGCGCGGAAGAGCGTGCGCGCCGATGGGAGCGCGAATTCCGCTCCGATCCGGAGGGAACGCGGGGCCGCATGCGCGTTCAACTCGGCCGCCGTGCTGATGTCGATGCGGCAGCGAAGACGCTGGCTGATGTCGACGCGACGATCAAGACACTGCGCGAGCATGGTGCCGACAAGACCATGGCGAAGGATTTCGCCGACCTTGTTGCGCAGCGCAATGCGATGGCCGCGCGGATCGAGGAAGAGCGCGCCGCCGACATCGGCAAAAAGATCGGGGGCGAAGCCGCCAAGAGCTTCTTCGATGGTGTGCGCAGCTGGTTTCGGACGATGTCCTATCAGGGCGGCGCAGGCGGTGGCGGCGCGCGCGTGTGGAGCGCCTCCTATCAGCCGAGCGGCGGCGGCACTGGCATGGGCGGCCCGCGCGCCAATGGCGTCGGCGGTTCCTATGCCGGCAAGGGCATGCTCGATCTCATTGCCGCAGCCGAGGGCACCGGCAACAACTACAACGAGACGCTCGGCTACGGCCGCTTTACGGGCGGCAAGGTCAACCTGACCGGCATGACGCTGGACCAGATCGACGCCTTGCAGACGCGGATGCTGCAGCACCCGGGCAACAGCTTCAATTCCTCGGCTGTCGGCCGCTACCAGTTCACGCGGACGCGCCTGCGCGATCTCCGCAAGCGCTTCAACCTGCCGGGATCGGCTGTCTACAACAAGGCGATGCAGGACGCGCTGGCGCGGGCGTCGCTCGCCGAACGTGGCGGCTCCATCGGCTCGCTCCGCAATGAGTGGGAAGGGCTGCGGCGCGTTCCGGACAATGCGCTGAGGGACGCTATGCAACGGCACAACCGGCGCAAGCGCGAGGAACGGCAGAAGGTGGAAGGCTCGGCCTCCGTCGATATCCGCTTTCCGAACGGCGTTCCACCCGGCACCAAGGTCGGCGCGCAGGGCAAGGGCCTGTTCCGCGAGGTCAATCTCGACACCGGCCGCAGCATGAAAGAGGCAATGGCATGAGCTGGCGCGACCGCCTGCGCCCGGCCTTCTTCCGTGGCGTGCCGTTTCATGTCGACGAAGACGAGATCAATGGTGGCCGCCGCGTCGTGCCGCACGAATATCCGAAGCGGAACACCGGCTATTCGGAGGACATGGGCCGGCGCCTGCGGGCCTACCGCGTGCGTGGCTACCTGATCGGCGCCGACTATGACCTCGTCGCCCGGCTGATGCTGGCGGCGCTCGAGGCGGATGGTTCCGGCCTGCTCGTGCTGCCGCTCGTTGGCGAAGATACCGTTCTCGCGGTCAACTTCTCCTATGTCGAGACGCGCGAGGAAGGTGGCTATGGCACGTTCGACATGGATTTCATCCAGGAAGGGCAGCCGGTCGCGGCGTCCGCCGGCGTCGACACGGGCGCGGCCGTCAATACCGCGGCGGACGCGGTGAAGGCCAGCACGGCCAGCAGCCCGATGAAGGGCGCGTTCACGCCTTCGGGAATCGGCAGCCAATGAGCACCCGCGATCTCGCCGAGGCGATGGCTCTCGCAGTCGCCCTTTCGGACATGCTGCTCGTCAAGGGCGGGCCGCGCGGCCAGACGGCCTCGGACCTGCGCCGGGCGGTCACCCGCTTTCAGGCCAATCTCGAAACTGGCTACCGGACGCAGATGCTCGGCCCGGTGATCGCCGGCCTCTTCGATGCGGCGGTTGCGGCCGGCCTCGCGGCGACAAGCTTCCGCGCCGTCCGCGACGCGGCCCGAAATGCGGTGACGCATGTCGATCTCGCCGCATGGACGCGGCGATCCTTCTGGCGCCAGGCGCTCGTCGCCGAGGTGCGCCAGCTGGCTGCCGTCAACTTCACCGATCGCGATGCGGTCGACGCGGCACGGGCCGGGCTGATCACGGCGTTCGACGACGTGATCGAGGATGCGTCGGAGATGCAGGAATTCCAGATCATGCGGGACCTGACGTCGTTGTTCACCGCGATCCAGCGCCATCTTGCGACAACGGCGATTCCGCTGCCGCGCCTGATCACGTTCGACACGCCGTCCTCGCTGCCCTCGCTCGTGCTGGCGCACCGGCTCTATGGTGACGCCTCGCGCCGGCAGGAGCTCGAGCGCGGCAGCAAGGTGGTGCATCCGCTGTTCATGCCGCGCGCCGGCCGGGCGCTCGCCTCGTGAGCATCCTGCCGCTTTCGGCTTCCATGATGACGGCCGCCGGGCCGGAGCTCTGCCAGGTCTATTGCAACGGCCAGATCTTCGAAGGCTGGACGGAGCTGTCGATCTCGCGGAGCACGCAGGAGGCAGCCGGCCGTTTCCGCCTTTCGGTGACGGAACCGACGACCGCCTCCGGCAAGATCCTCGGATGGCAGATCCGCCCGGGTGACCCGGTCAAGATCAAGCTCGGCGGCACGCTCGCCGTCGATGGTTTCGTCGACATCCGCCAGGCGGCCTATGATGCCAACAGTCACGGCGTCGAGATCGCCGGGCGCAGCAAGACAGCGGACGCGATCGAGGCCGCTGCCGTGACGGACGAAGGCAAGCCGGCCGGCCCCTTCGCTGGCTACAAGCTGGACGAGATCGCCCGCGCGCTGCTTGATCCGCTGTCGATCGATCTGAAGGTCATCGGCGATATCGGGGCGGTGTTTCCGATGGTCACCGTCCAGGTCGGCGAAAGCGTGTTCGAAGTGATCGAACGGCTGGCGCGGCTGCGCGGTTTCCATGTCACAGATGATGCCGACGGCAGCCTCGTGCTGGCCAACAAGGTCGAGCCCGAGGCCGAACCGGTCGGGCTGGTCGAGGGCGTCAACATCCTCTCAGCCAGTGCGATGATGGATCTGAGCAAGGTCGGATCGGACTATTTCGTGTACGGCCAGGCAACGGGCAATGACGATCAATCCGGCGCCGCTGTCGCCAACCAGACGGCCAAGGTGACGAACGACAAGGCGCCCCGCAAGCGGCCGAAGGTCGTCGTCATGGAAGAGCCAGGCGACAAGGAAGACATGCAGGCCCGTGGCGACCGGGAGATGGCGCAGGAGGCGGAACGCCAGGCCGCTGTCCAGGTCACGCTGCAGGGCTGGTTCACGGCCGCTGGCGATCTCTGGAAACCGGGCATGACCGTCAAGCTGACCTCGCCGATGCTCTTGATCGACCGCGACATGATGGTGGCGGCCGTCGAGTTCGCGCAATCGGATTCGAGCGGCACGGTGACGAACCTCGACCTGATAACCCTGGAGGCCTTTGCACTGGCGGCGCCAGCCGATGACGCGCCGGCGCCGCCGACCGAGGATGGTGGCGATCCGGACGATGATCCGGAAGACGCCGACGTCTCCGCCTCGGCGGCGCTCTGGAGCCCGCGTTCGACTGGAACAGCCGCATGAGGATGACACAGCGGGACGCCGGCCGCCGGGCTTTGCTCGGCGCTTCGCGCGGCGTCGTCAAGGCGGTGTCGTCGCGGGCGAAACAGCAGAAGCTGCAACATCTCGATATCGAGGCCTTCGGCGGCGAGACGCATGAAGGCGCCGAACACGTCGAAGCCTATGGATTTGCCGCCAAGCCGCATGCCGGTGCGGAGGCCTTCGTCGTCTATCTCGGCGGCAACCGCAATCATCCGATCGTCATCAGCGTTGCCGATCGTCAGTTTCGCCCTCAAGGCCTCGCCGATGGCGAAGTGATCTTCTACGACGACCTCGGCCAGAGCGTGCACCTGACGCGCGCCGGCATTGTGGTGACGGCGCCGACGATCACGCTCAACGGCAATGTCGTCGTGAACGGCGACCTGACGATCACCGGCGGCAGCGTCACCAATGACGGCGTCAATATCGGCTCCACGCACCGCCACAGCGGTGTGACGCCCGGCACCGGTAACACCGGCACCCCCGTCTGACCTGAGGCATCCCCTTGGCCGATATCCGCACTGCACAAACCGTCTCGCTCGAGGCGGTGACGACCGATTGGCTTGTGACCGCCGGCGGCAGCCTCGACGACAGCGAGGAGCTTGCGACGGCGTTCCGCATCGCGCTCTTCACCGATGCGCGGGCGCTCGATGACGACGTGCTTCCGGATGGTGGCGAAGACCGCCGCGGCTGGTGGGCCGATATGGATGCCGAGGCGCTTTGGAATGGCTGGCCGATCGGCTCCCGCCTCTGGCTGCTCGCCCGCGAGAAGATCACGGCGGAGACGGTGACGCGGGCCGAGCAGTACTGCCGCGAGGCGCTGGATCCGTTCATCAAGCGGCGGATCGTCAGCCGGATCGATATCGCCCTCGAGCGCCTCGGCCTCTCGATGATTGGCGGCACGATCACCGCCTATCGCGGCCCGCTGAAGGCGGTCGATCTTCGTTTCGAAAACCTCTGGTCAGAGATCGGTTGATGGCTTTCAGCACCCCGACCCTGAAGCAGATCCGTGCCCGGGTCCGCGACGACGTCACGTCGCGGCTGCCCGGCGCCGATGCTGCCGTGGGAAACTCGAACCTCCGCGTCATGTCCGACGCCAATGCCGGCCTCGCGCTCGAGGAGCATGCCTTCCTGCTCTGGCTCGCGCGCCAGCTGATGCCCGATACCGCCGAGGCGGAATGGCTGGAGCGATTCGGCAATATCTACCTGCGCCGAGGCCGCAAGGCGGGAACCTTCGCGACCGGAACCATCACGCTGAGCGGAACACCGGGAACCATCGTGCCGGCGGGCACCGCGCTGCTCTATGGCAACTATGTCTATGAGACCGTCGATCCGGTGACGATCGGCGCCAGCCCGACTGCGGCGGATATCGAAGCCGTCATGGCCGGCGCCACGCCCTCGCTCGAGGTCGGGGGCTCGCTGCGGCTTCAGACGGCGATCTCCGGCGTCAACGCCACCGCGCCTGTGACATCAGGCGAGGCCGGCATCGATGAAGAGAGCGACGACGATCTGCGGGTGCGCGTGCTCGACCGGATCCGTAAGCCGCCGATGGGCGGCGATGCCAATGACTATGTCGCATGGACGCTGGAAGTCCCGGGCGTCACGCGCGCCTGGCCAGCGCCGCGCGAAATGGGCATCGGTACCGTCACCATCCGTTTCATGATGGACGATCTGCGCGAGGACGGATTTCCGCTCTCCGGCGATCTGGTGACGGTCGCCGACTATCTCGAGACGGTGCGGCCTGTGACGGTCAAGGACCTCTTCGTCGTCGCGCCAATCGCCGAGCCGATCAATTTCACGATCTCCGGACTCGTCAGCGACACGGCCGCGGTGCGCGCCTCGATCGCGGCCACCGTCGCCGACATGCTGGCGCGGCGGGCCGCGCCCGGCCAGACGATCTATTTCTCCTGGGTATCGGAAGCGATCTCCTCGGCGACCGGCGAGGATCACCACGTCCTGACTTTCACCGATCACGCGATGCCAACGATCGGCCATATCGCCGTGCCCGGGGTGATCACCTATGCCTGACGCGCTCCGTCGCTCCGGCGACGATTATGCCGACGGATTCGCAGCGCTGCTGCCGACCGGCGCTGCCTGGCCGCGCGAGCCAGACGCCGTGCTCATGCTCCTGGTGCGTGGCCTCGCCGAGGAATGGGCCCGGGTCGATGGACGCGCCGCCGATCTGCTGGCCCGCGAGGCGGACCCGCGCGCGACGCTTGAATTGCTTTCCGAATGGGAGGCCGCTTTCGGGCTTCCGGATCCCTGTGTCGCTGAACCGCTTACGATCGAGGATCGACGTGCGTCGCTGACCGGGAAGATGACCCTGGAAGGCGGCCAGTCGCTGGCGTTCTTCCTGCAGGTGGCAGCAGACCTCGGCTATTCGATCTCTATCCGCGAGCACGCGCCTTTTATGTTCGGCGTTTCGCGCTTTGGCGACACCGGCAAGCGCTGGGAAATCGCGCCGCCGGAAATGCGCTTCGTCTGGACGATCAAGGTCGGGTCGCCGCGCCTCAGCTGGTTCCGCTTCGGCTCCGGCCGCTTCGGCGTCGACCACCATCTCACCATCGGCCTCGCGACCGATCTCGAATGCCGCATCGGCCAATACGCGCCGGCGCACACCCTCGTCGTCTTCGATTACTCCTGAGGTTCCCATGAAATACTGGCCGCCCTACGGATCAACCGATCCGAACGCTTCCTATGTCAACGGCGACCCGACGACCGGGACCGAGGGCTCAATTCCCGACTGCCGGGGCTTTGAGCAGCCCCAGCGCGAGATTCTCGCCGTGATCGCCGGCGCGGGTCTGACCCCGTCCGATGCTGACCTGACGCAGCTCCGCACGGCCGTCAGAGGCAGCTTCTCGCTAACGGCGCCCGGCTATCAGAAGCTTCCGTCAGGCATGATCATGCAATGGGGCACGGCAGTCGTTGGCGCTTCCGGGGTCGTAACATCAGGCGGTACGGTCACCTGGCCGGTGGCATTCCCGAACGCATGCCGGATGGCAATGGCGTCAGCCGGCAGCGCTGCCAATACGACGAACGGCTATTTGCCATCCTGCGGCTTCTCTGCGTTTTCCGCGACGACCGGAACTCTGATCTGCGACACGCTGACCGGCGGCAGTGCGACGCCCATCTTCTTCAACCAAACTGCCAACATCCGCTGGCTTGCGATCGGCTACTGAGGTTCATCATGCAGATTTTCGCAACGATCGAAGCCGGGCGCGCAACGGGCTTCTTCCCGTCCGACCTTTTCCCAACGCCGCCCACCGGCTCCGTGCCGATCAGCAATGATCTTTGGCTCGATTGGATCAATCATCCAGACAAGATCATGGTCGACGGGGCGCTTATCGATCCGCCGGCTCCCCCGCCGCTCGTCGGCGAGGCGTTGGATGCGCTCAAGACATCCCTGCGCACGGCGATCGACGCCGAGGCCGAGCGCCAGCGGCTCCGCTACATCACCGCCGGCGCCGGCCAGGCGATGACCTATGCCCGCAAGACGGAAGAGGCCAAGGCCGCGAGTGCGGACGCGACGCCAACGGCCGAAGCCTATCCGCTGCTTGCCGCATCGGTCGGGATCGACGGCGCCGATATAGCCGCGGTCGCGGCCGTGGTGCTCGCGATGGATGCGCAGTGGTCCGTGATCGGCGCCGCGATCGAAGCGGCGCGGCTCTCGGCCAAGAAGGCCGTGACCGAAGCCGCCGACGAAGCCACGGCGCGATCCGCCGCTGTCGTGACCTGGCCGGCCTGATCATGCCGACGCTCGTCGATATCGATGTCTGGCGGGGGAACAACCTGCCGCCGACCTTCTGGCCTTGGGCCGACGGGTATCTCGGCACGGCCGATTGCCAACTCACGGTTTGGGTTGGCGACGAAGAGCTGTTCTCCGCCGTCAATGGCGATGGCCTGACGATCGACCCTTATGGGCGCCAGTTCATCTGGGAGCGGACGCTCGACCAATCCCGAGTGATCCCGCTTGGCCGCATCGCGCGATACGAGCTCGAGGACCGCGCCGGCGGCGAGGCGACGCTGTTCTATGGCGCCGTCGTCGGTCTTGGCGGGCTCAATCTCGACGGCACACAGGCGGGGGCGGAAGGCGCTCTCGACTTCTCCCTTTCGGCCAACTCCGGCCAAGACCTTGATGGATGGATCTGACCATGGCCGCTGCACTGATCACGAAACTCATCAAGGATGGTATCGGCGGCTTGCTGCCGCGACGTCTTCTTGATGCCGCTGGCGATGGCACCGGCCCGTTCGTTGCGATCACGATTCCGGGCAAGGCCGATGGAACTGGCGTTGTCGATATAGAGGCGCTCTCTGCCGCCGAGATTGCCGCGATCAATGCCGTCACCGCGACGATCGACAATGGTGTGCCAATCACAGCGGCGGCGCTCCCGCTCCCGACCGGCGCAGCGACCGCTACCGGCGTCTCTGCAGTCAAAGATGCTGTCGATATCAACACCTCGCAACTGCATGGCGACTTCGGCACCGTTGTCACGATGCTCGGCAATCCGTTGCCACTCCCGACTGGCGCCGCGACCGATGCCTCGCTCGCATCGATCCTCGCCAAGCTTCCAGCCTCTCCAGCTCTCGACGCATCGATTGGCGGCACGTCCGCTGCGGCTGCCGGAGACACGGGGGCCTCGACCACCAATGGTTTCCTGCGCTGGCTGCGCGACAAGTTCGCCGCCGGCATCACGCTTGCGGCGGGATCGGCCGTCATCGGCAAGGTCGTGCAGCAGGTCGCCTCGGCGGATGTCTCCGCGACGAACCCCGTTCCCGTCGGCGGCGCGCAGCTCGTGACGGTGGCGGCGACGATCGCCAGCGGGGGTAGTCTGTCCGGCGCCGTAGATCTCGGCACGGGCAGGCTTGTCGGCCTGATCATGCCGGCATCCTGGACGACCGCGTCCATCAGCTTTCAGGCCTCGGCCGACGGCGCGAACTTCTATGATCTTTATGACGACAGCATCGAGCGAGCGATTGCCTCTGGCTCTGCGATCGCCTCTCGGTTCATCGCTTTGTCGCTGTCAGACTGGCTCGGCGTTCGCGCCATCAAGGTTCGTTCCGGCAGCACATCGGCAGCGGTGAACCAAGGCGCCTCCCGCATCATCACCCTCGTCACGGCGCGCTGACCCATGTCGACGCTTATAGCGCGAAAGCTCAAGGCGCGGCCGACATGGCTGCCCAGAGGCGCCACCGAATGGCTCGATCTCCGCTCCGGCCGCTACTACGCAGCTGGCAAGCCGCGCGCGACGCTGGATGCGGCGTTCTCTGCAGCTGGGCTGACCTTCGCCCGTGCCAGCCAGGGCGGCTACTTCGGCGGGGGCGGTATCATCGCCTATGCGGCGGCCGGAACGCCCCGCCTCGACACGCATCCCGCGACGCTGGCGCCGCTCGGCCTGCTGATCGAGCGGGCGATGACGCCGCTCTCGACCAATGGCGAGGCGATCGACAACGCCTATTGGTCCAAGGTCAACAACGCCTCCGGAACGCCACTCGCAGACGTCGACATCGCGCCGGACGGCACGACGACCGCGGACCGCTTCGTGCCCTTCACGGGCAATTCGAGCGCGATCCAGTTCTACCGGACCGTCACCGGCCTGACGACCGGTGTGAAGCACAGTCTCTCGGCCTTCGCCAAGCCCGACCCGACGGTCGGCATCCGCTATGCCGTCATCGGCATGCTGTTCGGCGGCACGCTGAAATCCGGCTGGGTCGACCTCGTTGCGCAGTCAGCCGGTAGTACC